ATGCCCCCGGCACCGCACTCGCCGCCCATCCGCACCCAACCTCACTCCCAACAACACCTTCCTGACCCTCGGCAAGTACACTTCCCATCCTTCCCCCTTCAACGCACGAGCCGCTATCTCCTCATTCATCGGCTTCGTAACAACTACAAGCCACCCCTCCACAATCACTCCTCCCCAATCCAATCAATCAAAAGCGGCAGAACAGCAATCGTCATTGGTACTATTCCAACCACCGCCCACACCGTGTCCCCCGTCCCCCACAACCACAAATCCACAAACGAAAACAGAATGAGCGCCGCCCACGCCGCGCCCATCCACCATTGAATCCTCCACCCCAACCCTATTATCAACACTCTACCCTTTCATCGACACACAACGGCTACTCCCCGCACCATCCATGCGCGGCGCCCATCCTCCATAATAGCTCCCCACATAACTTCCTTATTTTTCTCCGCCCAACAATGCAAATCAAACTCCAACCTAATAAACACTTCGCGACCTACAATGTACCGCAACCCCCGCGCCAACTTCTCATAAGATGATCGCGCGCACATCCTCATCACAATCCCACTCAACCGACGCAATTCAACCCCGTCCGAAACAATCCCAGCCAACGGCTCCTGCTTAAACAGCTCCATAACTCACCCCCAAATAATGTCCCCAAGCGCCCGGCGACGGTCAATCCACCGCGCCACTACCTCCTTCTCCGTCAGCACCCGACCCGCCGCCTCCTCTCGGTCCAGACGATCAGGCGTCAACCGCGACGACCGCCCCACGCTCACCGCCCCCTCCGCCGGCACCCGCCGATCTACCCCGCCGCATTGCAGGCTCCGCCGCCAGCGGTCGATGAAGGTCATTCCCCGATCCACCGCGTCGGTACATACGCCGGCCCCTCCTTCACCGCCGGCCTCGAGGGGCGCAACGGCACAAGACCGACGATCATGTCGCACTCGCGCATGACCTCCCTCTCGGTCGCGTCCGGGTCGGTGGCCGGATTGCTTCGCGCCGCCGCTAGCGCCTCCCGCGCACCAGCCGGCAGGATCAGCGGCAACGGCTCAGGGAGGCAACCAGCGAGATTCCCCGGCCCTACACGCAACCACGCCGGCAACCCAATCACCCACCGCAGACGGTCAACCGCCTCTACCACGCGCTCAAGAGATACCGCTTCGCCAAAAGTCAGGTTCCCAGTCTCGCCGTCAGCCGTCTCGTAATCAACACAACACGGGTAAGGCTCGTCGCCCTCAATGCGGACAAACCCTCCGATGCTGCGCCAAACAGCACAATCACCATCATCCAACCCATACTCAGGCCAGCCGCGCGCCCACAGCAACGCAATCACCCTCATGCGAAAGCTGAGCGGCGGAGGCAACTCGTCCGTCATTGCCCCTCCCGGATCGTCAAACTCGGCGTCGCGCTCGCCGCGATGAAACAGAACTGATTGACAGGCGCCGGCACGAAATAGTGCAGCGCCCCAGCCAATAGCGTCGTCGTCCCCGCCGCCCCAATCGCCGCCGTGCACGGCGTGTTCGGCGTCGCCGCACTCGTCTCACAATACCCGATGTTGATCGTCCCCGCGATATTGTCCAGCGCCAACGTCTTGCGCTGCGTGTTCACGCCAAGGCAGTTGCCGCTCGTCACCGAGAGCGTCGCCGTCGTCACCTTGTCGCTTACCCCATGCGGCCACGACTGCGCTCGCGCCGTGCTCCAGACCGCTATCGCAACCACCAGCAGCGCAGCCAGCGCCAGGAGCGGCAGCGAGCCGCGCAGCATCCCGTTCTCTCCGCTCATGCGGCTTTCCTTTCACGGTCAAATCCATTCCGCATAGACACCCCGCCCCAAGTGCGGCTCAGCCTGACAATTCCCTCAATCTTGAGCCGGCGCCTCGTGCAGCAATTCCGTATCGATGTCAGTCGATGAATCGCCCTAATCTGGCACAGCTTCCCTCGCGGCCAGCGCCGTAAAGCGCTATGGAGGCTGCGAACATATAGAAATTTGTCCGTTCGCACCACGCCTCCTCAAATCCTCTGCGGCCGACCGCGCCCAGCGTCGCGCTTCTTCTGCCATTTGTCCAGTTCGCCGTAGGTCATTTCGGCAAGGCCACGGATCGGTTCGACGCTCGGCAACCTCCGCGTATATGGCCGCGACATGCAGGCATAGCGAGCCTCGTCGCCCGCATGATCCTCGCCGTCGCTGTCCACGTCCTCGGGCTTCTTATCGTCGTGCTGGAGCGCCGGCACCGTGCGAATGAAGTCTCGGCACGTCTCGAAGACGTACAGCATCGGCTCATCGTCGCCGCGAAACCGGTCGCGCATCTGGTCCCAGCCGGCGATCCGGTTGTTGTCCGCCCGCTGGAACGATATGCCCCGCGCCAGCATTCGTTCGGCAATCGACGGACCACCGTCCCGCTTCCAACATGCCGGGTCGGAAACCCGGTAGCTGGTGCGCTCCAGCTCGCGCATCTTGATCCCGTCCGCAACCTCCTCCGCTGTCATCTGCAAACCAACATCGGGCGAGGCCGCGCCGTACCATTCCCGATAGCGCACCATCGCCCCTGTCGGATACCGCCGCCCGTCAGGCAGCAGCGAGCCGTCGCTAATCGCCCACCATCCGACACTGAACGGCTTAGCCGAGCCCCAATCGAATGAGGCGAATTTCGTCCAATGCTCCGGGATGGCAAACGGCGAGATTACATGCTTATCGCGCACAAACTCGGGGAAATAGGCGCCGGCAACCACGTCCCAATCGCCATTCTCCATTGCGCGCACCAGCGCATCGGAGCCAAGGCCGCGCAGCCGCGAACGATAGGCCGGATCGTCATCGGTCATCGACGGGTTGTCGTCGAGCCTGGCCGGGATGAACTGCCGCAACATCCCGCCCTCGTCATCCCCCATTTGCCTCAGCGCCAGCGGCTCGGCGCTATCCACAAATGCAGCCTTAACCCACTGATGCCCGATATTGCCAGGATTGGAACCGCATAGAATCCGCGGAAACCGCCCCTCGTATTGCGGCGGCAACGTAATCCCCACCATCCGAGTCCGCCCGCGCAAGAACCGGTAAACGGTATCCTGAAAATGCGTAAGCTCATCCATAAGGAGCACATGAATTTCCGCCCCTTGATACTTGAAGCGATCCTGCTCATCCTTGCAATGGCAAAGGTAGATCCGAGATCCATTCCAGAAGCGGATTTCCTCCTCGACAACCTTGACGAATCCAGCCTGTTCCCATGGCGACAAGAGCGCTCGAAACCCTTTCGGCCCTTCCATGTGGTTCTTGATCAGATCAGGAAACAGCCGCCGGAAGACGTAAACTTGCAACCCGTTGATCGCTGCGCACCAGATGATCGCGGCCACCCGCATCAGGTGCGACTTGCCTCCCCCAGCTGCACCGCCGTACAGCACTTCGGTCGCAGGCGTATCGAGCGCGATCGCCTGCTTGTCGTGTAGCGCTAGGTTAATCTCGCCGAGAGGCATCTGTTGCTGACATGGCGCTGAAACGCCCAATGCATCGATATGCTATCTCATTGTAATTGCACACCGCTTCCTGCGTACACGCCAGATAGGCTATCTGGCAAGCCCCGCTATTCACGCCGGGGGCCATTGCTCAGAACGACGTTGAGGGTCGGCACCAGCGGAGCGCCGTCAGCGCCAGTTACCTCGGTGGTGACCTTCTCGCGCCAATCGTCCGGGCTCATATTTCTGAGCCCAAAATTGATCATGTTGGCTTGGCCGCCGCCGCCGCCAGTTTCCGCCACGGTCCTTCCGCGCTCCTCCCACCACCTACCGCAGGCAGCCTTCGCGCGCTTACAAGCTAAGGAAAACTCGGCGTGAACTTTAGCCCACTCCGTGATTGTGTCGCGGCAGACGCCGATTTCGCCGGCATAGGCGGTGAGGGAATATCCCCTGCCACAAAACTCGACCATCTCGTCGCAAAATTCGTCGCGATATTTGGGAGGTCGGCCGCCTGGGTGTGGCATGACCAGCGCGGATAAGCCCTTTTTCTGCATGTGTCCAGCGGAAAGTTGTTGCGTCCGTTGCGCGAGTGTGTCAACATGCATCCTGTCAGAAGGAGATGAGCGATGCTTTGCAACAGTTGGATCGTGGTTCGGAAGGCGGATGGCGCGGCGGTGTGGGAGATTTA